GGAATCGGAATACTAGGAAGCCATGCCCTCGGAAAATGGCAAGAATACGAAGACAAAAAATAAGGGGAAATAATGGATACACAAGTTTTTAAAATCATGATGGTATATAAAGACGGAACACAATCGCCTATCTCGGAGGTGAAAGACATCCTTGTAAAGCCATGTCTAACCGATCCGAAGGTGAATGAGATTGTCAGAGGTCTTTTGAAGATCACCAATCAAACACAAGGAACGTTAGTGATATGGGGACGTGACATTTGCACGGCAACAAATATCATTGACGACACCAAAATTACAAAGAAAATTGAGGAGGCAGTCAATGGAGCAACAGCCAGCGAAGCAAGTTCGTAGCATCTGCGATAAATGCTTAGTAAATATCCTGAAAGCAGCGCAAGGAATCGTACACGCACCTATTGAAGTAGGTGACAGTGTTGATACGGAAGTTGAATTTATGGACGATGGCAACGGGCATAAGTTCAAGCTTTACATGAAGCTTACGAATGAAGGATCAATCCCAAGCGAAGCAATGTAAAACCGCTTTACATTGAAAAGGAAGTTTGCCAATTCCTTGGATTGATCCATTATGTTAGCCTGAATGCCCCGGCATTCGGGTATTTAAAAGGGGAGGACAAGGAATATGGCGAACGTTATTGATTATCAACAGGACTTAGAGCTTGAGAACTTCATTGATCCCGAAGCTCTAAAATCTATAATTTTGGAAACCATTTTGCAATCTACAGATCAATTAAGCTCTTGCGTCGTAAGCTTTGCCTATGTCGCTATCCAAAAGTTTATAAGCCATTGCAAAGATCACAACATTGACCCCTTGAAAATGAATTACGAGGAAGTCAAAGAGTTTGTCGATCGACACTTGAAAAAAGAACTAGATCGGGAAATGAAAAAACCCCTACCAGTGCTTGAACACTGATAGGGTAAACCTAAACAAGGAATCTATGAAAAAATTAACTGGGCCGGATTATAACGAGGAGATCCCGAAAGGGTACACTAGGGTTACTGAAGTCCTTACACCATACAAGAACTTCGATAACATTCTTCCGGACGTACTCCACCAAGCAGCCGAAAGAGGGGATAAAGTGCATGACATTTGCGAACTCTACTCATTAAATATGCTTATAGAAAAACCTTCCGAAGAAGTAAAGCCCTTTTTTGAATCCTTTAAGTTTTGGTTTGATGAATACGTTACCGAAACCGTTATGACCGAAGAAAGACTTTCTCACCCCGGACTTTTTCTCACTGGCAAGTTTGACTTGCTTTGTACGATTCAAGGAAGTGAAGATCTTGTCCTTGTAGACTACAAAACTCCTGCGGTGCATGAAATATCATGGCGCTTGCAAATGGCAGCGTATAGCTATTTGCTTAGAGAATTACGGGGTATTGACGTTAAGCGACGTATTTCATTACGCTTGAGCCGAGAAGGCAAGCCACCGTCGATCGTCGAGTATACCGATCACGCGCATGACGAAAGACTTTATCTAAATCAGCTAGAAATTTATCGGTGCTTCAACCCTGTAATTCAGTGATTTGTTATCATTCTGCGCCTTGTGGTGATAATTCTCTTGCATAATAATTAGCGTTTGTCTATATTTAAGACATAATCGAAACGATAGGTAAATATGAGACAGGAATATTACTTTAGGCTTGTGAAATACGAGTCGGGATTGATCAAGTGTTACTACATAAACCATGACGGAAAATGGAAGGTAACCGGAATCAATGTGCCGGACGACCTAGAAAAGCGTGGCCTGATAGTAAATGTCGAAGAAATTGCCGACAAAGATCACAAGGAAAGCATTAAAAATGACGAACCAAAAAGAGTTAGAGATACCAGAACAAGCGGAACGAAGAAGAAAGGAAAAGCTTGACGATCTTCTTTATGAGAAGTTCAAGCACCTAAAGAATGACGACTTTCTTTTGAAAGCGTCTAAGTCATGGGACGACGACGAATTAGTTGACTATGAGACAATGATCGAACACCTTTCCGAGGTTGTCGATCAACACCTCTTTGACGAGGAACTAGCATTGAGCGAGCTACACAAGATTGATGAGAAATTATGGGACAAGTGGCTTTCTGAATACGATGTGCCGGAGGAGTGTTGCGATCGTTGCGGAGGGAGAGGCTGCAATTATTGTCTTATGTGCAGCTACTAATAATAATAACAAGCACTCGGTTACGTTTTGTAACCGAGTGAATAATAAAGGAGAAATCAAATGGACGCAGCAACACTACTAACCGCCGGCGCTGCCGTGGTAACAATCGTAGGATCAAACATAGCTTTGATCGGCTGGATTAGATCCGACGTTAAATCTTTCGAAACAAAGGTTGACGGTTGGAGGGCGGAGATTGATAAAGAAATGAAAGATTTTCACGGCAAGCTTTGCGCGATTGATGAAAGAACAAAAAGGACACACCATGAGCCAAGAAGAAAGGACAGTCGAAGAACTTAGAGAAATACAAGATAAGCTTCGAGCATTGATAGACTATCATGTGGTTAGAGCAGCGGATTACATAACACAAATTCACGCAATTGATACGATCATTGCAAAGAAGGTCGAGACATGAAAAACAGAAACTACGGAGGCTTTAGCTGGGCACGCCTATTAGGAATCAGCGCAGCTAAAAGCAAAGTATCACGAAAAATCGGTATGCCTCTAACTAAGGGCGGACGACAAAGAAAAGCCGGAGCCGGCAGCATTTTAGCTATGCTCTTTACAATGTTTTTTGATTAAGGTACGCAGGTACAAAAGGTACAAAATGGATATTGAAACGGTTGAATACTTGGTAAATATGGGAGCTGCTTTCCATAAAGTTGATCGACTGAACTTTGATTTACGCGAGCAACTAGAAAGAAACGACGGTACAGGTGATTATCTCGAACCGGAAGAATTGGCTTCCGATCCTGAAAGGGTAAAGAAGTTAATGAATTATCTGAAAGAGCATATTCGCAATGTTGATTGTGCGATTTATTGCATACGTCCATCCAAATACGATTTATAAGGGGAATAAAATGTTTGATTTTGAAGAAGCTAACAAGATGCTGGAAAGCGAAGAAACCGAGATATGCCTACCATCAGGCAGTTTACTACCTATTTCGGCTCAAAATGCCATAGATGAAATTAAGGGTAAGATCGACATTCAACCCCTTGTAAATCAAGCGGAAGGGTATCAGATTGCTAACGTTGAACAAGCAACGCAAGCCCTATCTATGGCGCTACAAGCTAGAAAGCTAGTTACGGCACTGATAGACAGCAAAAAGGAAATCACGAAGCCACAACTTGATTTTCAAAGAGCGGTTAACAAGCTAGTAGCTGACTACACGGAAAAACTTCAAGCCATTGAAAACGGATTGAAAGACAAGATTGAAACATGGATTGATGAAAGCACCGAGCAAGGCTTTACTTCCGGGCTTGATTCAATCCAAGTTCCTGACGGAAGCTTAAAGCGCGTGACTACATGGGAGTTTGACGTTGAGGATTCTAGCGAGATACCTTTTGAATATATGACACCTGATATCGAAGGAATTAACAAAGCGATAAAAGGGGGCGTAAGGCATATTCCGGGCGTGAAAATCTACACGAAACAAGAAGTAAAATTAAGGGTGAAGAACTAGAATAATCATTGATTGTTAATATTGCAATCGTGTATAATTAGACTTTAGAGAAACCCAAAAACAAGGAAATACTATGAATCAAGTCCCGGCAATGCGTGAGAATTTCGCAGTACAACACACCAATAATTTCATGCCTTCGATGCAGGAATTAGAACAACTTGGCCGGCTATGCCACACACTAGCCCAAGCCCCGTTTTATGCAAAGCTTGGAGCCGGCGGAGTGCTTGCAATCTGGCTAACTGCTAGAGAGCTTAAGTTACCGCCTATGATGTGCCTTAACGGAGGTTTACATAACATTGAAGGAAAAGTATCCATGAGCGCTCAGCTTATGAATATGATGATTATCAATGCAGGGCATAATATTGAAGTCCTTTACTTAACCGATCAAGGTTGTGCAATCCGATTTACACGGGTTTACAAAACAGGAAAAACAAAGTCGGACGAATACGAATTCAATATGAAGGACGCACACCGAGCTAAATATTTCGGTGAACAGGGGCCAAATGGCACAATGCTATCGAAGCCTAAAGCTAATTGGGTAATGTATCCGCGCGACATGTTCTTTGCTAGGGCTTTATCCGGAGGAGCTAAAAAGTTTCTTCCTGAAGTCATGATGAATTGCTACGTCTTCGGAGAAATTGAAGACGCGCAAGCCGAAGAAATTCAAGGATCACATGAGTTCGTAAATAATATCGTGCCAACTGGTGAAGCTCCAAAAGCTCAAATTGAATTGCCACCAGTTCAACCGGAGCCACCAAAAGAACCTGTAAAGCCAGTGCCTACAGAGCAAGAGATCTGCGAGTTTAAAGAGAAATTCGGCATAGGAACCGAGTCACTTCATGAAGTTTACTTAGAGGCAATTTGCAAAAAGTCTAAGAAAAACAAAGATGAAATGATCGTTTGTGCTGCGATGAATGAAGTTGGATTCATTGACGCTTTTAATAAATGGGAATCAGGATTGAAGAAGAAGCAAGAAGGAAACGAGTCACCGGTCGGGTTAGCCGTTTCCTAATGTAAAGCTGCTTTACATGTAAGACAATCTTACATTGCTTACCTTGGTTGAGCCGGGCCGTTCATTCCCTTCGGTGTGCCCACCGGAGGGATTCCACTCGGGCCGTCTGCCATAGATAATAAAGTATGTCCATTTAAAGAGCTATTAACTTTTGATAATGGAACTACAGGAACTACGGGAGTAACCGGCGCAGGCGTCGGAGTAATTGAAAGAGAGGGGATAGGCGATCCATTTAAGGGAATGGTCGCAGTGACGCTAGGCTTGTCTTCGTTATCGACGACATCCGAAGCCGTTCCCTCTGTGTGAACCATTGAAATAGTGTAAGTGCAACCAGTCAAGCTAAGCATACTTAGCATTAAACTGATTAATAAGCTCTTTTTCATGAAAAAACCCCTCTTTCTTGAATTTAAATTGACGTTGTTTCCGGAGATTCCGGCTTTTTATCCAATAAAACACTAGTTATGCAACCGATATTTCCGGCGTGATTAAATTGAATCATCGGATCAATCCAAATTCTAGTGCCAGATTCACGCGCTCTACGGCAGAATGTATAATCTTCACCCCAAAACTCGCCTTCCCAAATTTCGCAAAGAAAGAATGCAAAGCCGGGAGGAAGATCTTTAGCTTTCGGTGTAAATTTAAGATCAGGAAATTTATCGATTATTCTTTCAAAAACACAACGTTTGATTAGCATAAAGCCAGCCGGGATATACTCCATTTCAAGCAATCCTTTTTCAGGATTCGTAACTATTTTTCCGTCTTCTTCTGTTTTTGGTCGAAAAGTAAAGGATTTATCAATGCGATTTGGATAAACACCACCGATGAAATCCTCATTCTTTTGAAGTAAGGCTAACACTGCTTGAGGGGGCCAACCCAAATCCGAGTCAAGGCAAAGCATATGCGTGCAATCCGATCTTAAGAAAGCATCAACTAATCTATTTCTCTCCGCTTCAAGCAAAGATCCAGAGGTGACAATTTGAAACTGTACACCAATTTGGTGCATAGAAAGCATTAAGGTTGTCTCGGCTAATGAGATAGCAAATGGAACGTGAACTTTACCCTCGAAAGCTGGGGTTGCGATGAATATTTTAACCATTAGTTTAATGCCTTTATATAAAGTGATCTAAAAAAGTTTGTGGCTGCCTCTGTCGTGATTAGCAAGGCATTGTCAGTCGGAAGTTGAAATTGAGTGCTTCGATTGTAAGGGTAATCGTTTAACGAAGTTTGAAGGGATCCATTCCCTCCGGACTCAACAAATAATCCTACACCGGTAGATGAAGCAAAGATTGTTGAAGTGGTAGCGCTAACCCTTGTGTACCACGTCACCCCTCCGTTTGATTGAATAGTTGCTCCTCCTGCTCCGGCTGCAATATAGAAATCGTTCGCATAACGAAGTGCATTCAAATTGCTCGTTGTCCCACTCGTTCTAGATGTCCAAGTAATCGCATCCGTCGAGGAAGCTAAAACACCTCCTGCACCTGCATAAATGTACAAAGTACCATAAGTCAAAGCGTTTATGTCACTCGTTGTCCCACTCGTTCTAGCTGCCCAAGTCACCCCGTCCGTTGAAGTAGATAAACCGCCTCCAACAGTTCCATAAACGAAGACAGTTCCATATCTCAACGCGTTAACGTTGCTTGTAGTACCGCTAGTTTGACCAGTCCAAGCTAAAGTATCGGGAGAAGTGGCAATTCTTCCGCCTGCCGTTCCATACACATAGGTGCTGTTTCCGTAAGCAGTTGAAAGGATTGTGCTTGTTGTTCCGCTATAACCTGTATTGGTCGTCCAAGTGACCGCATCCGTTGAAGTCAAAGTTGAATGCAAAACGGAAGCATGATAAAGCGTGCCATCATATACTAAACTTTGAATCGTTGAAGTAGTTCCGGAAGTGCTTAATGCCCATGTGATACCATCGGTTGAAGTTCCGATTTTACCTGCTGAGTCTCCGTAAACATGCAAAGAACCTGTCCAGATCAGAGAACAAATTGTACTTGTTGTATTGCTTGTTCGAGTAGTCCAAGTGACGCCATCCGTTGAGGTTTTAATTACTCCTGCGTTTTGACCTGTAACAAGTAAAGTTCCATTAAATACACCGCAATTTACGGTACCGGGAGTTCCTGCAACCAGATTCCAAGTCACTAAATCAGTCGAGCTTCTTGCACCGGCTCCAGTCCATACCCAATATTGACCAGCACCATAAAATACGCAATTCGTTGCATTTCCCGAGCCAATTCCTGTTACTCTTGATGTCCAAGTAATTGCATCGGTCGAGGTTAGGATATTTCCTGCGTCTCCTGTGACTCCAGAAATAAAGAGCGAGTTAGTAAACGCTAAAGATCTTAAAGTGCTAGTTGTTCCTGTTGTTTGCGCTGTCCAAGTGACGCCGTCCGTTGAGGTTTGAATCGCTCCACCGTCAAAGCAAGCTGCAAATAACCCTGCTCCAAAAACTAACCCTCCGCATGTAGCTGTTGAATTTAGGCCATTGTTTCTTGTCCTCCAAGTAATCGCATCCGTTGAGGAGACAAGACCTCCATTATTCGCAACCGCCCCAACAAAAACGCCAGCACCAAAAGCCATCCAAGGCCCAAAAGTTCCTTGGTTTGGATTTGTATTTTGACCTATGGAAGGATTTTTTGTTTGCCATGTAACGGCGTCGGTTGAAGTTGCTAATGCTCCTAATGATCCTCCATAGATGAAATTACTACCTCCGAAAGTCAAAGACTGAATCGTTGCAGAAAATCCGGAAGTTTGAGTAGCCCAAGTAATCCCATCGGTTGAGCTTCTTAAGACTCCACCGACACCAGCTATTAAATGCTTTGAAGAACCAAATGTTGCTGCCAAAATGGTAGAGGTTGTACCGCTTGTTCTTGCAGTCCAATTGATACCACCTCCGTTAATCAATCCCATTCTTGAAAAAAGAACAGGATAAGCAGCCTGAGAAAGGATACTGCCATCGCATTTTAGCCAAACACCGTTAAGGTAGGCGTCTCCATTCGCATTCGCAAAATAACTCAAAGCTCCAACCGGAATTTGGTCTACAATCCCTAAGTTCACTCTTGCTTCGGCTGCATCATCTGCACCCGTTCCGCCCTGCGATATAGGAATCGGCGTTTTAATAACTGACATCTTGCCCCCTTACCTTGTCCAAAAGTTTGTGCCATCAAAGCGGATTGTCCAACCTTGATAATTTCCATTGATCAAAAGTGAGGCTGCGTTATCAATTAACGCGCCACCTTCTGCGGTGATTGTAATATTGTTGACCGAAGCGTTACCGCCTTGATCCTTAATTTCCCATGTCTGGCCGGCTGTTGCTCCCGTAGTCGGAAGGACAATGCTTCTAGGGGTTGCCGTGCTTGTAACGCCTATGCCGTAATCAGTTATTAGGGCATTGTAGTCAATCGCTGTCGTGATAAATTTGACAATCTGAGCGCCGTTTAAAGTTGTAGGGCCGTTCACTACAATTTCTGTGAAAGGAGAGCCACCACCACCGCCACTACCGCCAATATATTCAGTGATATAAACTAAACCGGGTGAACCATTTCCGCCGGCTCTTGCAGTTGTTACACCAAGATTATATGATCCACTACCACCACAACCATAACCAATACCATTAGAACCGGCAGAATTGACAGTGTCATTTTGTTTTACACCACCGCTATATCGGCTACCTCCACCAGCACCGCCATGACCCATTTGATCGCTTCCGGAAAAATAACCATCGCCACCATAAACACCGGGGAATCTAAGATCGCCACCGGTACCACCACTTCCGCCAAGTCCTCCGCTATTTGAGGTTGCTCCTGCTGAAAAAGCTGCGCCAGATCCACCAATACCACCAAGGGCCGTAAGCAAAGCCCCGAAGGAGGTTGTTCCACCATTTCCACCGGGATTATTTCCCGAAACTGCTATTCCGCCTGCACCAATTGTAACTGCTTGGGAAGCTCCAATCGTAGCTGCATCAAATACACCTAAAGCATATTCACCGCCACCGCCACCGCCGGCAGGGGCACTTTGCGAACTGCCTGTTGCTTCTGAGCCTCCGGCTGCTGCTCCACCGCCTACGTTTTCAACAACGCAATAAACCATTCCGGAAGTAGGGGTATAAGTTCCACTGGCTGTTAAAACTTGAACATTAACAGAGGTAAATCCTTCTCCTGTTCCTGATCCGCCTTTATTAGCATCCCAAATGCTTACGAAATCTTCTCCATTGTATCGGCTTAATCCGACTGCTTGATAAGCTTGATTTAGAACGTAGGTAGTCAATCCATCGATTAATTTTCCTGTCTGAACTTGAATCGTGATATTATTTACTGCTGCTTGACCGGCAACGTCCTTAATTACCCATAGCCTATCTCTTGTACCGCCTGCTTGCATTGTTACAAGTATTGGCCCGGAAGTAGAATCAACCATCAAAACAAGGTCGCCATCTGTAGGCGTAACGTTTGTGCTAACATCTGTATGGAAGTAAATGCAGCCTGCTTGTGCTGAAATTGTAGTCGCAGGTGTTGCAGCCGAGCAAAGGTTTGCACCAGATCCGGGAGTCAAATAGCAATTGACCATGCAAGCTTGAGAAGTAGGGGTATCAACCGCGTCGCCTGAGCATGTGAATTCGCAATCATGAAATAAGTTACTTGCGCCAGTACCTTGAATACATGTAGGGCCACCACCTGCGCCGAACTGTGTATTATAGGCAAAAATTGATCCGTTATTATTTGTAATCACCCCGACATTACTGCAATCGTAAATTCTTAGATTAGCGGTGTTATCAAAGCCCATTCCTTGAGGAAAGGAACAGAAATTAAACGTAGCCATTCCGCCCGTCATATTGATTCCGGCAACTCCTACGCTTCCGTAGAATATGCAATTAACAAACTGATTATAGTTAAAGTCCGAAGTTAATAAGTATCCCGTGCTTGCTGAATTATCTAACACACATTGGAACATATTAAATATATTAATTGCTCCTGAGTTAGTAAATAAATCAAGTGCCGAATCAGGGTTTACGAAGTAAAGGCCTTGAGCGCGGAATAAGTTTGCTGCGCCTAAAGTGTGATTACCTAAAATTGTCGCGTATAGGGGAACGGCTCCGGGTTGTCCATACATAGCATCGCCACGAAGAAAAATACCGGGTGGAATAATTAAGTCTTCCGTGTAAGTTCCAAAGCGAATATAGATCATTTTCTGAACAGAAAGAGAAGCGCCATCGGTTACGGCAGCGTCAATAGCTTCTTGAATTGTTTGATAAGTGCCTTTAAGACCGGGAACAACCGAGGCATCGACTACGTAAGGAGTCCACCAAGTATTATTTGCATAGACCACGTCACCCGTTGAAGTGTCTACGTCCATTACCGGGGTATTGCTTGCACCGGCTTCTTGACCTACGAAAGCGAAGCTGTCTCCATTCAGAGGAGGGCCGGAATCGCCGGAAATTGTGATATTTCCCCCACCGCCTCCGCCTGATCCGATTCTATCTAAGTTACCCGTGATAGGGTTATATGCCCATTCTGCCATGATAAGACCTCTAATTTATTTCTGTAAAAACCCGTTTGTTAAGCCCTTAACTGAAATAAGTAGCTCGATCATCCCATACATAGGTGAACTGTGGCCCGTCATCCGGTTGCTGCTTTCTAATTATTGCTTGTCCGTCGTAGGTGATCTTCTGAATGTACCAGATAGCTAGAGAAGGATCGCCGTTCGGGAAAGGGGTATATCCGATATAGATCGGGTTATTGTCGCCGTTATTTTCGAAACGGCCTTCCATCAGATCGCCTTGATCGAAGTAATTCGAAAATAGCTCTATCTGAGAAAAAACATTGGTTAGGGGAGAACTCATGAATTTTCTTCCTTTTTAAGGTCTAATTGTTGTATTTTCGTTTGCCTTGAATCTAAACTTTCTTGGCTTTTTTCAATAAGAAATTCTTTACTCTGAGACGTTAAATTTATAAGCATCTGCTCGATCCTGTCCATCCGGTTTCTAACATCTTCAACCACGCCTTGCAAGCAAATATGACGGTGAAGCAAATTGTTTTGCTCCATAGTCAATTTTTTAGGGAAGCAGTCTTTAATTAGCTTAGGTTGGGGACAGTCGGCCAGTTGCCACCATGTTTCAACGTAGAAGGGGCATTCCTTATCGCATTTGCAAAAACCAGATTTGACGAAGGCGCAATTTTCACCGCAATTCGTATGATCCAATTAGGCCCCCACTGCTTTATTTTTCGTACAAAGGATACCAACGTTAGCTAGTGGACGCCATGAATTACCGTGATTATGTCCTTGAGTAGCTCCGGCCGGACTAGTACTTGTTTGATTGTTAGATCCTATACCGCCGGTTTGTCCGGTATTCTGATTATTTCCTGTATTTCTGTTGGTGCTTCCAATCTTCGACGATAAATTTCCTTCCTGATCTGACTTCCATACTTTAATAATATGTGAGTGTGCCGGGATCTGCTCAATAGTCAAGGTTGCGTTTGATTGTTGCCAATCGCCTGTTTGATTAGGGGCATTCACGCCATTGTATTTATTAACGCTCTCCGAGCAAGCTAAAACTCTATTTCCTGTACCTGCTATAATTGACCAACCTAACGGAGCTGCTGCCTGATAAAACCAAGCATTCGTACCGTTAAGAAATCCAAGATATTGAGGGGGCATAATGTAATTGTCATATCCACCGCCATTCACTCGACCGATCAAAAGAACATCGGAAGCAACCAACTGACCCGGGAGCATTGTAAATTCACCAAGGCGAAGATTGCCAATTTGACCGGCTGGAATCTTGCGATCGTTCAAGCCTTGACGAATCAAAAGCAAGTCGTTATCCGGATCAACCGGGCCGGCCGGATCAAGTAAGGGTATGGTGATAGGGGGAAGTGACATCTTTTACCTCTTATGTTGGGATAACGCTTGAAGTTCCGGTTACTACTACGTTTGCACCACCCGTAATCGGTTGATTACCGGAAGTTGTGCCAACCCCTAAGCTTAATCCACTTGATTGAATCGAACCGGCTGCAAATTGAGGGGCAACACCTGCTAATTTTATTCCTGTAGCCTGATAATATTTCGTTGGATCTGCAAGATCTACGGCTTTAATCGTTATCAAAGCATTCGGCGTAGTGAAAAGTCCTGCGCCCGTTGCGCCGGTTGTGACCGTCTGCGATTGCTGTTGATCTAGCCATAAAATCCAATCGTAAACCGTTCTTTGAAACCAGTTCCACCATTGGCGATTAGGCTTCTCACCTAGAAACCAACCATCGGTTTTCTTTTCAAGAGGTGGCTCTACAACGTTAAATTGTTGGCTTATCGGATCTTGTACGTCATTGCTTGCCCATTGAGGGTATACGCTGGGTTTACTGACCATCTTTAAAATCTCCTTGCTGGCGAATTACCGCCCTTTTGAATTAGTTCGCTTAGCTGACCGGCGGTTTCTAAGGGAAAATTAAGCTCATCAAGTCCACCATCAGGCCCATTACTTTCAACGGCCCCGGCTGATACATAAAGAACCGGAGTTCCCGGGTAAATATCCATTTGCAAAGGTCTTTCTTCGGTTGGATCGTTGACATTTGCATTCACCACAAGCATTTGATCGGTTATGTCTCCGCCAAGTTCGAAGGAGATAGGAACGTTATAAGTTGCCACGATAGGGGCATAATTCACGCCTGCCGGAGAGACTTGAAAAATACCGTCATTCAATTCGTTAGGGGGATTCGGGAATTTCAATCCATTCGTTTCAAGTTGAAATGCTGCAATTCCGATATCGTGATAATTCGTGTGCGTTGCTTGTGTTAGGAAAGCTAACACGGCCATCACTTCTTCGGGAGTTCCGCTAGTTGTATTAATAAAAATCTGAAATTGCAATCTCTCGCGATAGTCTTCATCCGATTCGTTTATCTTTCTAGGAAGACCTAGAATCACGCCTAATTCGTCGAGTTGCGCACCTATCGAAGTCGAAAGCCATCGCTCGGTTTTAAGTGCCCATTTCGTATCTTCCAGAAATTGCATAGGGGTTACAATCACCTTGATTAGCTTTTGCAAATTCGTCAATTGACCGTTAGGCTTTTGCCCTCGGAACTGCGAGACTAGCAAAGCTAAAGCCCTCTGAAATTGGTCTGTGATTTGAACCATATCTTAAATGCTCACGTTAATTCGGCTTAGATCCCACACTGAAATTTCTGTCTCACCAATGCTTATGTCTGTGGAGACGTAAGACGGAGTAGTCGAAAGATTCAGAGTCCTTGCAAGTTGAACGGTAGCCGAAGCAATTCCCGGAACTGAGAAGCACACGGCTTGGACTCTTTGAATAATGACATCGATACCAATTCCTAAAGTGTCGCCGTAAGCTAAGATCGCTTGTGCGACTAGCTCTTGTCCGTTCGCTGGAAACGTTTCTTGAGGATTTAGCGTCAATGATACCAACACCCAAATATAAACCGGTGTAGCCCTTGTAAAATCGATTCCTTGAGGGTTTCCCTGACTATCGGTAATAACGACGTGCGTATTTCCAAAAGTCTGAATCCCGGCCGGCTTAAGCTGCCAGATTTTAAGGGCAACGTCTGCGTCTGTTCCACCTTCGACAACTGCTTCAAAAGATTTAGGGGGACGTCCTCCGGATTCGCTATAAGTCGGTTGACTAGCTCCTCCTGAAACGTTGAAATCAATTTCAATCTCTTGGCCGTCATTCATTTCAATCGTTAGCTCTCTGTTTCCAGTGCCTCCAACCGAAACCGCTTTGATCTGAGGTTGAGCTAAAATAAGAGCTGCAAGATCATTCATTACCTGTAAACTAGATGAAACGTAAGAGACAGAGCCGATATTTGAACCCTCTAAATCTACTTGAACGGTATTACCTGTAACGAAATCGATTGAAAACACGATAGAGATAGGATCTTGTGTCATTGTTACGTTTTCAAATACAGTAACCGAAGTGACTCCGGGAACTTCTTGAAGAAGCCTTGAACGTATTGCCTCAACGGTTGCAGCTCCTTGGCTATGCAAAGACTGAGCGCGCCTAATTCTTAGCTCCGCATCTGTTTCTTGATTCCTTCCCGTATTACCGGCTTGAGGATTCGTTAAGCTTGTCCATCCTGCAATAGGTGTCACAATCTCGGTTAAGCTATTTGCCGGCGCTGCGATTGGCCCATATGTCTGAGCAAGGAAAGGAATAGGGGAGGCTGTTGAGGTAATTAGAAGATTCGTTCCTACCGTAATTGCATAAGGCAAGTTAGAGTTTCTAGCGGATACGGTGAAAGTATTTCCACTTGTCCAACTACTTGAAGCAATCGTCGAGTTTGCGTCTATATTAGCTGAAAGATATTGCGCTACCGTATTGGCATTCGTATTGCTAAACACAACTGAAGCCGTAGGCGCTCCGCCTCCTGAAACGTTGGGAGAGCTGACAATAATTTGTTTTCCCAAAACGGGAACTAGTCTAACGCCATTCGTAATCGGGGTAGCGCTAAAAATTGAGTCCGGAAAGTTAGCTAAAAGAACGGCTGCAAGATTAGTTAAAGTTTGAGCGTTAGAAGTAACAAAAGGAACAGTAGGCGAATTAACTCCATTAATTCTAACGGATATTGTATTACCTGAAACTAAATTTCCACTGAACATTATAGCAGGAATGCTATAGACGAATTGAATTCCACTAAGCAAAACCGTGTATTGTTGCGCTGTTGCTGCTGTTACTGAAATTGTATTCGCTAGAGCTGAACCATTCGAAATAATCGCGTTTGCTGTAGAAAAGAAAATCTCCGGAGAGTCTGAAAGTCTTGCTAAGCTTCCGGCTGGGATCAATGTTCCCGGTGTTCCCGTAGCAGCGCCGATAACCGAAGTCCTAAGCGCAGCCAATCGAGTAAGTCCGTTTAGCTGTACGACGTTATCAAGTGAAATTCCCGAAGCTGAATTAGGGTACTGGCTTAAATAAACGTCTTGCAAGTTTTCCCAATCGTCTGCTAAAACTTTCGAGAAAATTCCGATAAGCTGTCCCGTTACCGATTGCGCATCGAGATTTATATCGCCGAACTCTGCAATAAAAAGGTCTTCAAGCTCATCCTTGATATCAGGAAGTCGCATTGCATTGAATCCTTGTGGCGTTACGCCGAAAACGGGTGTTGTCATACTGGCAATTCCAATTCTTTTAAGAGTTCTTCACCTGATATCGATCGCGCTCCGAACTTAACGGAAAGAATTCTGCGCCTCTTTTCGAAATCAGCTTCGAAGCTAATCAATTCGACTATGCCTCGGGTCTGTACAATCTCGGTTTTCAATATACTCTCTATTTGAATTTGATTCGGGTTTTTTCTGAAAAATTCTTCATAGTAGGGTATACCTTGCGTAATATCTAGATACCATTCTCCGAGGACAAAACGCAACCTAATAGCTAAATTTTGCATTATTTGTTTTGTGTCATCGACTAAGTCAAAGTCGAACTCCTGAAACACAAGGTCGTTAGTGATCGGATCGAGTGAAAAATCAATCATGTGATTGTACCTTTTATGGTGTCTAGCTGAATTTTAAGAGCTGCTGCCGTAGCTGCATCAACTAACGGGCCGGTGAATGGAACGGCAGGAACGGCAACGCCTACGGGATTAGCAATGAAACCTAGAATTTGTGAAACCACGTCAAGCAATTCGACAAGAGGATTGCCTATCGCAACTTTACTCGCTGTTTTAATTTGAATATCGCCATTTGGTTTAATGGTAATAGTACTTCCACCAAAACTAATTATATAATCAGTATTATTATTATTAGGATAGGTTTGAGTAAAGGGCATTAAACCGGGGATAGCGATAGCATCCGATAGGTCGAATTTTCTAGGATCAGTAGGCGTTACCTGTCCACCAACTGAAAGCCATAGATCAATTGATCTTTCAACGAAAATCAAAAGAACATAGTCGCCTTTATTTACCGGGAACACAATATTATTTGGGAACATTATAGGGACACTTTCAAGGATCGGCATAGGAACTTCACCGGAAGTAAAGTTCTTATTCAATGCCGGTTGAATGGTAGCCTTGTTATTTGTAGAATCGTATGAAACAACGATTCCGGGTAAGGAAGTATGAACGTTGCAAAGCATCGCATTGACTGAGTCGCGGAAAATATCAGTAGGGGAAGTCATACGGCGATCACCTCTAATAATGATTCAAATTGAGGGCCGAAGTTGTCTCCTTCATGCCTAATCGAAATGACATAGAAAACCCCGTCAATGTCAACTCTGTTCGAACGAAGCCTAATCCGATCACCGGGCAAAATATCCGGCCTTAAAAGTGTTCTGACTTTCCATCCCGGCTTAGGCGCACCGCCGTTCTTTGGCAATGCTCGATAAAGGAATTGTCTTCGATCTGTGTAACGCTGAGGAATTCCAATCATGCCGGTATTAGCGTTTATCTCCACGGGAGGTTTTGCAGAACCAACCCCTTGTTTTAAAATCACAAGATTGTTGTTTTGAACGCTCCACACTAGATTAAGATATTTACAAGCTTTATCTAGTCCGTCTTTTGCTATGCCGGAAAATTGGTGACCTAACGCGTAAACTAGGTTATCCGTAGCTGAGAATTCAGAAATATTTAATCCTAAAACACCTGCATAGAATTCGATAACCTGTCGCGCCGGCGTATTTTCACCGAAAGAAGCCTTAGCTAAGATCAAATTTAAGCTCTTTTCTCCGTCTCCGCAGTCTAAAACCGTAATGACTTCCGGCTCTGCGAATACATGGCTAACAAGGGAAGTGTTCCCACGAAAGAGAACTTGAGCGCCGGTTTCTAAGCGATAGCCTGCATTCAAAGTCACTTGATCCCCGTAAGAATTCAAAAGGTTTCGCTTGCTTTCGCTGATATTGTAAATTCGAATGTTAGCCGTATTGGTAGACCAAGATTCACTTTTAAAGACAGAGAAAGCAACGCGAAGATTCGAAACTTCCATGTCTCCACGATATTCAATCGATGGGGGAGGGGAGGCAAGTAAGATCTTTACGTTAATGACTCTGTCAAACTGCATTAGCTGCCTCCACTTCTAAGGCGATCGCTTCTAATTCGCCTTCGGAGTAATAGACAAGTTCAAACTTTTGGGCCATGTCAAAACGACCTATGACATCGTTTCCACCGACAATATTTTGACAAACTATTTCGCCCGTCGGTTTACCCAAAACAGTAAAAGCAGCAAGCAAAGGATAGGAAGGAACAATTTTGATTCCATAGATTATCGGTATCTCATCACGGTTAAAAATATCCATGACCCAAAACTCATTAAGCGCATTCCAAGTAAATTCAAGAACGAAGATCACTCCGTCTAACTCAATTTGCTCTTTCCAGTTTGAAGGCTCTTTAAATGGTATGATCTGCATTATAAAGCTCCTAAGATGGCAGCTTGCGCCATAATTCTAGGTAATATGATTGCAGGAATCGGCACTAAATCTTGAATCCCTGAATCAATCCCGGTACTCGCTTGATCTTTCAATGTAGTTGCCGGGTCTGCCCCCATGAAAGGATATTTTGTAGTCTCTGCCACTTGATCCCGAGGTATAACGCTTGGAGGTCTGTTAAAAGGGCTATTCGTATTTAAATTTACCTGCACGGTAGTATCGATAAAAATCTTCTGAAGATCGATTACGAATGTTAAAGATTGGCCTGACTGTACGTTTCGAGGCACTTGCAAAGAAGTGATAACCATATCGGTATATACTTTTATCCCGGTGACAACTGTAATCCTTTCCCTGCGGTTATGTATCTCTACAAGGGTATTGAAGGCATTTATAGACCTATTGAAAGGCGCTAAAAAAGATAAAGGGGTATCCGAAACAACGCCGGTAAGCTGTAAGGTGTCCGGCTCATTAATTATATGATCGGAAATGATCCGTCCGTCTTCGATAGGGTAGTTAGTGACCCTAGAATTATAGACGTGTTCTTCGGATAAGACAGCATCTAAAACCACGCTTGCAACGGCTGTACGGGCATATTTCTTTCCGAAAAGCAGTGATAAAACCATTACTCAACCACCGGATTATTATTTTGAATCTGATAAAATGTATTCATGATCGAGGAGTCAACCGCCTGTTGTACTTGGCTTGAAATATATTCTGCTTGATCTTGAGTTGATCCGGGAGGTACTGAAATATCAATGTTGTTCGTTACGCTTGGCATTGATCCACCACCGGCAGGCGCTAAGAAACCGTTGTACTGATACCCGGGCTTATTTTCAATATAGTCATTGATTCGGCTAAACGTGTTTTTATCTAAACCATTAAGAGCCGATTGACCTCCGAAGAAAGTATTCTTAAAGAAGTCTGAAACATTGTTTAAGCCTGTTTTCTCAAAAATCGGATCTAGAAGTTTGCTAGCAGAATTTAAGTTTGACTTAACCCCTGAGAGGTTAAAGTCAAAAAGGTTTCTAGCTATGTTAGAAATAAGTGTGAGCTGTTCAACAAGGAATTGCAGAACCGGAAAAACGGTAGTGCTTATTGAGTAGGTGAATTTAGTCCAAGCTTGAGTCAGATTATTGACAGACTCTTCGAATGCTTTTGCTTGTGGCAAAACATCCGGTTGCTTCTCAAGTTGTTCGTAGGCTTCTTTTACCGCATCTTTAAAGTCATCATACTTCAAGGAAAGATCGGAAATCTTCGCCCCTAGTTGCTCACCAAATAAAGCGGTTGAAATCCTGATCCTTTCTTGCTCATTTTCAATGCCTCGAATTGCTTCAATGTATTTATCAAACAATTCTTTAGGCCCTGTGTCACGGCTTATCTCAATCCCTAGTTGCCTTGCAATTTCGGGGAGTCGACCGAATCCTTGAGCAAATTCATTAAGATCTTTTTGAATGACAGCGAAAGCGCCGGCTAATTGCTCAGGTCTTATCCGGAACTTTTGGGCGACCTCTTGCATGGCTCTTAATTCATTAAGGGAAATGCCGAGAGATCGCGCAAGCTCATCTGAATCGAGTAAAGCGCCTGCAATGTCACCGAAGAAATCTTTTATCACCTTGAAGGCATAGGAAGCAGCCGTAGCAGCAATAGCAAAACGGGTTTTAAAGCCGGTGATTGCTCGATTGGTTTCATTGATAGCTTTCTTATCAGTTTGAAACCCTAATCTAATTAGCAGTTCTCTTACGATTGCCATTTTCTTGATTTTTCCTATGTTCGTTGGCGATATCAGAATCTAGCTCTAACACCGCAAATGCTTTCATCACATCATTTATCGACCACCAGCTTTCTAGATCCCGGAGAGTCACGATCTTCTTTACTACTAATGACCATACGATCGCTTCGTCTGCAAATTCCGGATCTAGATTTTTTTCAAGTCGGGCGATAATGGGGTCTCTTTCTCCGCTGCCTTCTTTAGCTCCGCGATAATACCGCCGTCCTGAAAAAAATCTGCAAAGTTTACCTCCAAGACGAATTGAAGAACTCGATAAAGTTCGTTCAAATTGCCGGCAAATTCTAGGTCGATTTTACCCTTGGTCAATTCAGCGCCATCTTTTCGGACACCTTGCATTAGGTCTAGGACAAGCTTTTCGAAAGTATTTTCATCAAGCTTGTCAGTCAAAAGAGAGATAGCCATCGGGATAGAGCTATCTTCACCGCTTGCGATCATGGCAGCAAAGCTAGGGCCGACCAATCGCAAAAGGCGCGATTGAATCTTTAAAGCCCTGATTGCCGGCATCTGCGTTACGGAATAAACGGCATCGCCAATTTCTTTTTCTTTAGTTTCGATCATTAGGGATTCTCTCCGTTACCGCCGATAAAGACGTCCATTTCTGCTAAGTCAAATGCCCATGCTCTATTATTGATCGCATTGCCGAAAGCTGAATCCGGAAATTGCTGAATCCATCCAGTCGCTGAGAAAATGATCGTCGTTCCGCTTAAGTCTTTAATCAGAATTGGAACCACTCCGGCGTTAGCTACGCGGTCGGCATTTAACAAAGCTGAAAGGACATCATTAGAAGGGGACGACTGAGAGAGTGTTAAAGTCATAACACCCCCATAGTTGTTAGTCTTTACACGGGTAGCGTAGCCATCGGCTCCGATTACCTTTGTAAATTGCTGCGTGTCTGCGGTAATTTCAAGGAAAGTACCGTCAGCGAAGCCACTCATCGGGACTCCGCCTATAGCGATAATAACGCTTTTTGGATCAAATGTGCGTACGGCCATTTTAAATGCTCCTTAAATTTTTAAACTGATACTGTTCCTCTGATAACCACGGCATGAATCGCGCCCGAAAGCGTCGCATTAAACTTAACGTTTCGCAAGATTCTGTTTGCCTTATCAGCCGGCGGAACATCAGCAGCTTTTGGAACTGTAGTACGAGGAGCAGGATCGGACGCAAGGAAATCATTTGACACCCCTAGGCTTAACGCTCTCTTTACCTCTGATTCAATTACCGCAATACCTGCGTCGGTATATGGTACTTTCGGATTATTCACTAAGACAGAGAATACAAATTCTTGAATCCTAGAAGTCAACCAGTCAACACCTCGGATAACATCTATGTATTCGCCTTGTGCAACTGTGCCGTTTGCTGTAATTCCAACGCCTCCGACAAACTCATAAGTATTTGCTTTCTTAGCGAGAGCTGTATTGCTTTGAGTCGTTGTAAGATTGCTGTATGAAATTCCGGCAAGCGTCTTGAATTTCCAAGTCTCTGAACCCGGCTCCAATGGAAGCACTCGACCGAACCATGCAGCCTCTGGATAATCGAAGTCAGCGTCTTGGTGATACATCACGAATGTTCGAACGTAGCCAAGCTGATTAAAGAAGGCTGCGATCGACGCGGTATCTGTACCGGCAGGAACATTTATAATATTTGGATCACTTGAAGCAGTTCCAAATAATTTAATTCTTGCCTCTGTCCATGCTGCAATAGATTTTACAGTCGCTACGTCTCTTGAAGTCGCAATCAGCGCATACCAAGTATTGTTAGCGTTGTTAATCGCTGTCAAGTCGTCTGCAACTGGATTCACTGCAACTAATGGTAAGACAGTCAATCCTTTTTCAATGCTTACAACGTCCGGTTGAACACTCAAAGAGAAAGGAATTGTCAGATCATTTGCTATTAAGGTGATCGATCCATCTCCTTCATTCGTAGCCGTAACCGGTACAAGCTGAGGAACTGCGTTAATTTCATCTGTTAAGGCTGTGGCTACTTCAAGGCCATTTTGAACCGTTACGAGGGTTGTATAATCGTAATTGATTCCGTTGATAGTGATTCGATAAAGCTGATTCGGCTCTACCTGTGTAATCCTGACTTTAGCTTGATTCGGATTGATAATCGTTGAAGAAGTCTTAAGAGTCCAAGCCACGCCCGGGGTTTTATTAGTCAGGGTGAAAGTTCCGTCCATGTTGTCAGTTGCTGTAACCGGCAAGCCTGGCTGAGGGGGAGTGTCATTCACACTAGCTACTATATCGGCAGCGATAGAGGCAGCGGTAACGGCTTGCAATGGATTTGTAATCGTTGCAGTCGCTTGAGTTAAACCACCTGAAACGATATAGCTATTGACTACCGCCGTAGTATTATCCGGGCCTTCTACTGTAAGAGTTCTAAAACTTCCACCTGAAACCACTGCGCTATAAGTCGGGTGCGCTGCGATAATTGCGTTGGCAATATTTGTCATCGTCGTTTGAGTGTCAACGGAGAAGGCAAAGCCACCTTGTGCAATTGCTGCATCAGGTTGAGAAGCTCCACTGTTGGTTAAGATCGAATTCAAAACGTTGTTGCCGGCATTAAAGACGATCGTAATTTGTCTTGCTCCTGTAACAGTAGCGGAGCCGACGGCTGCGTTTCCTGAAATTGCAGTTGCAAGGTTAGCGATCGTTGTTGCTTGGTTTGTCGTAAAAGGAACCGACGCCATATTAGCGTTATTGATTCTAGGGACGATATTATTTCCGGTAACGAAGTCAGAATCAAAGTCTACTATTGCTGTATTTACTCCGACTTGGTTTCCGTCAACTGTTACTAAAACTCTATTTCCTGTAACTAAGTTAGCATTAAGGTTAACAATGCTATATGTAGTCGTCGAGCTAGAGCTTGTAGTTATAATGTCGCCGTTAATATCTAAAATGTAATCTTCGCCAGTCATTGCCGTTTGAACGTCGATTGTGACGTTGTCGACTTGACGACGGCCGATCGCAATTTGAGGAGGTGAAATTTGCTGAGAAAAAATGTCTTGTGCTGCAATATATTCCGGGTCGGAAGGGGAGAAGTCTTCGGCGACTTCATCCATATCGCTATAAAATCGGATTAGATCCGCGAATCTAATGTTTGAGCCGAGGATCATCGGAATTCCGAAGCCGGCTTCTGTTACTGTCTGCGTCTGTCTAGTTATGACTACGTCGACGATATCACTTAAAGGCATATTTCCTCCTTACGGACTTGTTATTGTAATCGTCTCATCATAGACGACGTCACCAATTTGATTTTCTATAATTTCTTCTATCTCTATTTCATCGAAGTAGCCCGGCGTATCGGTATAGATTTGAGCTATTCCAAATAAAATATCAAGCTGCGCTCTACGCTCAAACTGGGAGTCGACTAAATCCGTGATATCCCCGATATTCAGCGATTGATAAAAGGCAATTCCATTAGCTCGGAGAGTATCTAAAACGGTTTGTTTTTGCAATGACGTTCTAATATTTTCTAGTACTGTAAGCGGATCGTTTCCGTAGCCTTGGACTTGCAAAGTAAACTGCCGATCGCCCTTCATATCGACCGTTCCCATTGAGTCAGCTTCTGCCTCTGTCCAATCTTGCCCAACGGACACAACGGAGTTAAGATAAAGCGTCACATAAGGGACGGTAGGTCTGGGAGCGTTCGGCTCGTAAAATATTACCGGCATCCCCGAAGGGACGACGGTAACAGCCCAAGCGTATAGGCTGTTTTTAACTAAAGCAAAATTAATTGCCATTGCTTCCTTGCGGTTGGGTTGGATCAACTGGAAGGCTAGGATCTACCGGAGTAGTCGGATCGGTTGGATTCGTCGGGTTAGACGGATCTACCGGATCTTCTCCTAAAGCTGCTTCTAGTTTCTTTTTCAATTTAGCTTTAACGCGATCAACACGCAATTTAAGTTCTGCTTCTGTAAGCTCAAATTCTACGGCCAAAGGTTTCACTATATAATCTATAGCTTCATCCATTGCCTCCATATAGGCTACAACTGTTAAGTCGTCAGCACCTTCACGAAAGATCTTCATGAATTCTTGATATAATTTATTCATGGTATTGCCTCCAAAGCTTGAGCAAAAAATTTAAAGTGATTGACTATCCCGAATACGGGAGGGTTGTTTTGCCAAGGCTCGACCCTGACAACTTCGAAACGTTCTCCGAAGATCTGCACTTGATCCGGGTTTGTACCCGTTGAAATCAAATTAATTTTTGTTGAAGTAAAGAGGGAATATGTCTTACGGTTTCTTCTACCTTCCGGGAGCGATAGCATCTCTTCACCTGTGGTCGGCTGTATACTCGCCGTGATGACAATTAAAGTTTCTCCGCCTTCAACCCAAATGCCGTTAACATACGTTCCGGCTGCCTTCCTGTAAAGGTTGACTGGGATTCTGAATATTTCAAACGGTGAAACCATTTCATCTCTTATTTTTTAGTTCTTATCGCATAAGTCACCGACTTAACCATCTGGCCGAAGTCTATAAGGGGCTTGCTTGATCCTTTCATTGCAATTGTTCGAGGGGAGTTAGGCGGAAAAATAATCGCTCTTATCTTCGTTTGGATAAGTCCGGTTATGATCTGTCCGATTACATTTAACCCTTGAGTCAAAGCAATATCACCATCAATAATTTTGCCGTATTGGTCGGCAGTGGCATTTTCAATCAGGTCTAGGTTTTCATCAAATGCCGTGCGCATAAACGACCGCTCGGGAATGTTCCCGTCTCCGAATTCGTTCTTTGCTGCGTATTCGGCAACGCTCTGCCCGGCCTTTTGAGTTCTTCCATTCTTGCTTTGAGAAGTCGTTTTAGCTTGCTCTTGGATTCCAACTAGCAGGCTTGCTTTTTCAAGCTTGACTATCTCTTCAATAATGGCGTCATAGCCTAAATCAATATCCGTAACCACAACATTGCGGGCCATACCACCTCGGGCCTACGTTTGTAACAAAAGCACCGACTCTAAATTTAGACAGAATATTTAAGTATTGCTGTCCGTAAGGAGTCGAAGCAAAAGCGTTAGCGTTAATCGTTGCCGATAATCCTATTGACAATTGGCCTTCTGAAATATTAGTGCCAATGCCTAAATAAGGGTTAAGCTGCATAGTTAGATAATGTGCTAGCAAATTGGCAAAGGCTAGAGCTGCGCAACACCCTAAGAGTTGACAATTTATCATACATCTTAGGGCGTCGATCAACGTTTCGTAGCCAGCCAATTTATCCGGATCAGTAGTCGCGAATTGTGGCGCGATCACGAATAATAGCGCCAGTATCTCCGCATTTGTTACACTTCCGCAACTAGCCATAATCTACCTACGATTTTAGAGCTTTTAGCTTCTTCTTAGCTTCTTCCACTACTTTAGCCCGTCCGTCATTATCAATCAGATCTTGAAGATAAGCTTCATCATCTGATTTATCGATAAGCTTTAGGGTAGCTTTTACACTAAGACGGTCGACATGCTCTTCATCCTTTTCGTCGGCGTCGTCAGGGTGTGAGTCTGACGGCTCCGAAGGGGAGACAGGCTTTTCTTTAACAGGCTTTTCTAGTGGAAAACCTGCCGGTACTTCCAAAATCTTTTGATCAACTCGCATCTTAAAAGTCTTCGAGTTTTTCATAAGCTTATAGAAGTCTTCGTCCTTCATTTCATTGAAGCCGGCTTTGAGAGCATAGCCACCAACGAATAAAGTATTCTGACCTTTATATCTAAGCTGTACCATATTAAATACCTTCTCCTACTATGATAGAAAGCGGATAGTAAATCGATACACCACCGAATCTAGATTCGCAAGGGATCACGAATTCAAGGTTACGCTCTTGTGGCCCATACTGAGTGAATGGCAACGGGATAGCCATTTCTAGCTTATTGTCATTCTTTTCGTAAGCAACCATAACGTCTACGCCACCGATTCCTTGACCTGCCAATTTTGGCACTGGAATTACTTGACGAATGAAAGGGTTATTCATAAGGAAGTAATTCAAGATTGTCGTATCGGAGTTAGCAGAGCGAGGAGTCGACGCGATCAACGTATATTGTTCCAAGGGGAGCAATAGCGTATCAGGCATTTCAACTTCGTTCGAGTTAACGACGATCTGATTAACAATCAAGTTCATGTCGCGCAAAATTTGATCCGGAGTCTTGTTAACCCAAGCAGTTGGCCCACCGGGCAAAGCGCCTGCACCATCAGCCGGAACCGTTTGAGTTGGCACGTTAGGATTGTTTAACAATCCAGTCATACCGACCGCAGGATTACCGAAGAATGCTAGGTTATCGACCATTTGATCGTTAGCTCTTCGCGCAGCTTCTGCAAGCTTCAAGCTAAGATCCATACGATTCATTTGAGCTGCTCTAATCTCTTGGTGCGAGATACGGTAGCTAGTACCAATACCTTGAACCGGGTTAGTCAACTGAGTACCAAGCAAGCCTGATTCTGGAAGATCGTCAGCGTAAGAATTGATAATTCTAGCGCGTCCAACTGCCTGAAACTGGGTAGCTGTGATATATTCAGCACCTGCCGGAATGTTATAGTTGATTGGGATCAACTGAAACGACTTTAGGGCTGGGTATTGAAATTCGTAAACCTTGGCTTGAACATATTCAAGCTGACGGGCAAAGAAGATGTCTCCGCCTGCATCAAGATTTAAACTTTTAAAACCATCTTTTTTAAACATTTAGCCTACTCCTGATTAAGGTATGTTAAGTTCTAAAACAGCAATACCGCCTACAACTCCGTTACCTTCGCGCCAAATAGCTGAAGTTACAGGGATAAGAACAGCAGATCCACCGTCCGCATCGCCACGGAATGCGCCAAGCTGTGTGTTTAAGCCGTTAGGCGCAACACGCAAGTAAACTGGGCTATTCGAGGTAATGACTGTTTCAGGCACAACATAGATTCGACCTTGTGTAAGAGTCGGAGCAACTTCACCTTGAAAGTAAGGATTAGGCGCACCGCTTGACAATGCCAAGTTCGGCCCGGTGTATGGAAACCACGCATTCATCTTGTTGTAAATGGACTGAGTTACGCCGAAGAAAGTTCCGCTTTGGCTTGCTGTAGTAGTTACGGTAGCTTGTGAAGCACCACCGGTCACAGTAAAGACAGTTACGTTAGTTGCAGTTCCAACGTCTGAAATAATTGTGATAGTACGGTTGCTTGCTCCGCCAACTGTAGCGCTTGCTACTGAAGGGATCGCAGCGATTGCGTTAGCAACTGCTTGCATAGTAAGCAAGTGAGAAGTTGCAAAAACAACCGGAGTAATCGCAACGCCGTTAACTGTCGCATTGACTGTATTACCTGTGATTAAGTCCGCAGAAAACGCGCTTGAAGCGGTGTCATTTCGCGGTAGCATAATCTTGTAATCAAGGTTAAAAGGCTTCATAACACCAACGGCAGCCGGAATATTCTCTAAGCACTGAGGCGATAGAGTATTCTTAAAACCGCAATCGGCAATCCTTCCGGGAATGCCAATCGGCATATCGAAAGGATAAGCATTCTGAAAATAAGCTGGAGCTGACATTATTTATCCCCCTTAGAATTTATCATGTTTTTTTGATCTTCCATCATTTTTTGACGGGCTTTAGCTGTAGGGCTTTCACCGTCAAATTTAGAATCTTTCTCTACGAAATCCACGTTATCGACGTTTACTTTAGCTGAAGTCTTTTCGTCTAAGATAGTGTCGAACATCGCTTCAACGTAAGCAGGGGATTTGCCATCAAGGCTAATGCTTTTACGGCATTGGCCGATAATAGCTTTCTTAATGTCTAAATCACTCATCGAGTCAAGATTAGCTCTTTTGGATTTTTCTAGCGTTTCTTCTGCGCACTTGAGTACTCTAACGCGCTCTTGAACTGCTTTATTAAAACCTGCGGAATCCATTTTAGCTTCTGCAACAGTAGCACCGTCTTTTTCTTTCGGATTGTCCACGCGCTCTTTGTAAGAATCGCGCTCGGCTTCTGTCTTGTCTAGTTTGTCGCGGATCATACGAATTTCATCGTCGACGCGCTTCTTTTCATCTTCCAGATTCTTAAGGTCTGCAAGAAGGCGATCAACGTAATCCGCAGTCTGTGGCTCTACCATGACTTCTTCTTCGTCGATCTTAATCTTTCTTTTGGCCATTTGTTCTACCTCTGTTAAAATTTCCACTGTATCTTGACTATCTAAAGCGATCCGTGCCTCGCCACCGGCGCGCGCTTGATTGACAATCGCCAAATGATTATAACGAATATTCTTTTGACGAAAGTCATAAGGCTCGCCGTTGTATGACCCGGCTTCCGGGTGCAAGTCCACGGTATAACCAAGCGACAGCTCTTTGCGTCCCTGATTCTTAATCCAATCAACGCCGTCTTGATCGGAGATCACAACGTTAGCTAGAATATAGTCGCCGTCTTTCTTGATTGTTTCACCGGTGTAACCGATAGCCAGTTTCTTGAAATTCTTGGCATTGACTAATTTTTCATCAGGGTGATTATTAGTGACGGGGATAAGCTCCATTGACGCAATAGAATCGGAATCCCATACGTCATCAGGGTGACGCAATTCACGTCGGATAGAACCGTCAGCGTTGCTATAAAGAAAAATACCCGTCCGAGTGACAACCGCGTTAGCACGGATATAGCCTTCTTCGGTGACGGTAGCATCGCCTCTTACTAGCCCTCGATCGAATCTTGATACTTTTTCTACTGTCATTTTTTATCTGGGTCTAAGTGAGGGTACTTTTTATAAACTTGTCTTCGTATGCAGTCAGGATTTTTAGCATTGTGCGCATACGCTAGGGCTGATCGCGCCCTCTCTTCTGTATCTATAGGGTATGAACCGGGATTACCGCAAGCATTTCCGGCCATATTTTCAGCGGAAACATTGGCGTACTCACCGACATTTGAACCACCCGGACGATTCTTTAATTCATGTTCTCTTGAAGCTGAAACCATCATGTTTCTAGCGATCTTAAATTCACCTTTGCTTGCCATCAAACAACCCCTCTATAATTGGAATTGGAACACATCGGCAATTAACATCGACCGAAGTATGGACGTTAGTTCCGTTTATGGTTGATCTTTTTACCCACTTTCCGGTATTCTCATCCAAGAAAACGGTCGGATCATCCCATCTACAGACTTTTCCGTCTAAAACTCTATGATCGGGACGGACTCTTTCATCGCCTGAAGTCTGCCATCTGTAGGTAGTAATGCCGGTTTCTTGCTGCCTAAGCTTAGTCAAACTACCATTCAATTTTGAAGTTTGATCTCTCGCAATCAACTTAGCATGTCTGCGAGTAATTCCAAAACTTTTTTCTATAGTTTCTGCTATCGATTCATAGCTTGAACCTTCTTGTAGTCCTCTTTGCACTGCGCCACTGACTCGCTCAATCTCATTATCAGTCATATTTTTAATTAACTGGCTATTTTGATTAGCAAAAAGTTCAAGTTGATCCTTTAACCAAGGCTCCTCTAAGAAAATATCAATGCCCAAAACTGAGTTGACGGTCTTCTCATATTGGACTTGGTTAAAAACTGCAATCTCTAAACCGAATACCTTAGCTTTCTGTATAGTTTGTTCTTGCTTTGGTAGCAATAAAATTTGAATGTACGCCATCGTTTCGTTTAAAAAATCAATAAAATTGTCTTTTCTTATGACTTTTTGGCTGAAAGAATCGAAGGTGATATGAGGATCAACGGGATCGGGATAAGAGGCAGTAGCTGCGGAAAGCATCAGGGGAATGCGAGGCAAAAGAACTTCGGTTATGACTTCACGAATTATAAAGGTAAATTCGTAAAGCGCCCTTCGATATCCTCTTTCGGGATTGTGAGGAAAAAGCCAAGCCGGGGGCTTCTTAAGCTTCTTTAGCGTTCCGTCTTTCTTGCTGTTTCTCTGACGGATCTTTTCTAGAAGTACCTTTGAAACCATTTAACACCGTTAAGTTTTATCGTCTGGCTGAATTTCTTTTTTATGAATCAATGAGGCTCGCAGGATAGCTAAGACCTTTTGATTCAATATTTCTTCGGGTGAAAGCTCTTCATCTGATTCGCTTTCCGCATAACTCCAATCTGCCCACTGATCTACCGGGGGAATGGAAGCCACTTAACGACCAACGACAATAACATCGTTTCCGGCATTTCCATTTCCTAAATAATCGGGGCCGATAGTAGGCTCCGGAGGCATGTTCTTAATTTCTTCTGCTTTCTTGGATTCAAGCTCTCTAGTTTCTTCGGCATTGTATCCACCTTCGCGAGCTTCTTCGTCTATGATCGTATTCATCGACCAACGATCACCGCCGAAGCGAGAAACGGCTACTTCTGTAGGATCAAGTACGCCTCGATCGATATAAATCGCGTCAGTCTCGGCAACAGTTCGGCGCATAACGGCTTCTTGTTCCTCGGTGTTCTGCCATAGAGGCGTAAATTGTATTGACCAGTTTTCAGGCTCTACACCATGAAAGGAGCTGTATTCTGATTTCATGATATAAAAAATAAGCTTCTCAATAACTGGCTTAAGCTTCATTTCTTGGTGCTGCTTGACCATGTCATAAAAGTTTCGAATGTCAGCGTCACCAGTGGCATTTAATCCAGCCGGCGCCCGTCCAAATAGGAGGGTAATCGGAATTCCTGTGACTGAGCTAACCGAGAGCATAAACCTATCCAAAAGATCGCTAATGCCGGCAACGTTCGTACTAAGCTTTTCATATATTTCCTCTCCATCAAGCACCATCATGTTAGTGACGCCCTTGCTCAAGTTGGCAAAATCAAGGCGCTTCATTATCGTTCTATCTGCTTCATCGCAGCTTTGAACTAAAGAATTTGATAAACCGGGGATCTTCAAAATACCGTTGACGAAGTCTTGCATTATAGCTGAGGTATTGGCAAAAGCTGCCCCGTAATTCTTCAGCTCATTGTAAATCGAAACCATGACCGAATCGCCCCAACCTTGATTCCAATTTCGCGCGCGCGGTGGCAACTGGCCCCAATCCATGCGCAATACTCTTGAGAAATGCACAACGAACATAGCGCCGGTGCGATAGTCTGTTACTTGATAAAAGAGGGGAAGGCCATAGTTTTCATCGTTAAGGTCTGTAGAAATATAGTCATAATTGATCTGCACTTGCCATCTATCGAATACCTGCAACCAATTGACTGACTTGATATTTTCAACGTTGACCGGCTCATTAAGAGCGCGACCGTCAGCAATTCCCATGACAGCGATAGCACCGCCATAAAGTCTTGACCAGCTAATCAATTCATTCAGCTTGCAATTGACGTCTAGCTCTTCGAATTTCCCTAAAACCTCGCCTTCAGGATCTCCGTCAATTTCGAAACCTTGTCGGAGCATTTCAGCCGGGACAATGTCAATGACTCTCTTTGTGAGGCCGTCAGCCCTATATAACTCATCAAGCTCAATAGGACTAAATATGATACAAGAGCGAAAGCATATCGCAGTAGTTTTGTCGCGTCCACGTACACCTAGCCCGTTTAAAATGTTCATCCAACCATCAACGCGATTGTCATCTAATCGCTCGCCTGTTAGATTAATCACCCTAGAAGAAAAGTCCGGTCGTACCGGAGTAGGGTATTTACCCGTCACTTTGGCGGTATCGCCACGGAAAAAACTCTTGAGTGTTTCAAACATTGTTTACCTTGCCAGTGCTGTTAAATTATAGCTATTTGAGTTAATCATAAGAAAAGCACCGCTGAGAGCATCCACAATGTCATCGTGTTTGCCTTCTGGAAAGTTTTCAAGCTCTCGAAAAAAATCATCGTTCCATTTTCCACGGAGTATCTTAATATTCCCTGCCTCGGCTTGCGCACTTACGGGGGACGCACGCGTTACCTTATCTTTCTGAACCTTGTTTCTACGCACATTATATCCCTGCAATAACCTTGTCAAGTGATCTGCTTCGCTAACGCCGGCTTGTCCCGGATCTTCTTCAACACCGATTCTAACTTGAATGGTATCGCGTATAGCTGTGTTTTTTATAACAGTCTGCACGCCTAGGGGACTGTCTTGTATTCTTACCATATCGGTGATATAAAGAATATTATTTATATCCTTTTCAATTTTTATTCCGACAGTAAAATCGGGATCATTCGTTTCAGTCTTCTTCGTAGCTGCTCGATCCCAATACCGCACACGATCAACGGTTTTAGGGATAGCATCGACAATCTCAAAGTATCCCTTTTGAAAGTAAAGGCCGGCACTGGGCTTGATATTCCAATTTCCATTAAGCAAGCGTTCGCGTTCTACACGGGGGAGCGCGTGCAAATTGGCTAGATAACCGGGATCGGCAGCGAGTAGTTTTTGATTATCAAAGATAGAGGCCGAAATAAAAGTGAAGGACTTCGGAAGGCATTCGGGATATTTTTCATGTAAAGCAGCTTTACTTTCACCCCAAATAATTTCATCGTTAAGCTGAATGAAGTAGCGAATCTTTCCGGATCTTTCCGGAATTGCTAGGCCGGTTTCTCCGTCAATCCACCAATCAATGAATTCCCTCACCCACGAATCGGCATCCGGGTTAGTAGTCGCCCGAATGTATGGCTTTACTCCGCAGGTCGACCGATTACGGGACATCATATAGAAAAACTGCGCGCGCGTGAAATGCGTCAGCTCATCGAAGATAATTAAAGGAATCTGCGCGCCTTGCCAAGAAAGCACATCGTTTTCATACTGCAAGTGCGCAAATTTAACCGTCGAAGGCGTAGGAAAATCCCACTCTAAGGTCGTTTCTTTTGGTACGCCTCCTAAATGAGGATTGGAATAGATTTGCATAGACGTATCCCATAAACCGCCTTGGTTTCTTACCATCGTTGAATTACGACGAAAGATCACTGTACCGAAGTGCGGTACATGCAAATGAAAGATTGGCTCTAAGAGTACGGCAAATGTTTTACCAGCTCCGGCAGCGCCTCCATAAATGCAAATGTCAGCCCGGCATTTAAGGAACTTAGTTTGAGGCCCTCTCTGTGGCCCTATGCCATCTTCTCTTTTCATTCCTCCTCTTCATCCTTCATGGGCATAAAGAAAGGTTTTCCCACTGTCTCACCGTTCGAAGTGACATCCACTTTGTCTTTAGATCCCCATTCTTTATGGTGGCGTCTAGCTAAAAAGTCCTTAGCTGCTTGCCAGTTTCCCGGCATTTCTTTTTTCCAGTAACCTAACACTTCCTCTTCGCAAGCTCTCTCGGCTTCATGAACATCGTTTAAAAACTTTGAAAACTTTGTCTCTAAACCATTTGCTAAATCCTCTTCACCTTGCTTTTTCCACGCGTTTAACGTGCCGTATGAAATTCTTGCAACTCCGGCAGCGCATTCATATGTATTGCCATTTCTCAAGCAAAGAATGATTTTAGGCGCAGCTTGATCAAAAGAAGAAGGCCGGCCACCCTTGTTTTTCTCGGGTGCGGGCACGGGAAATGAATCGATTGAAACGGGTTTTACTTCAACGCCTTTTTCTTCGGCTGCAAGCTTTTTCAATAGAGTCTTTTCTTTAAAAGTTCTTTGATTAGCTGGCTTAGCTTTGATCTTTTCCTTCGTTTTGGTCGGTTGCTTTTTCATCGTCTTCCCTGTAGTTTTCAGATATTTTTGCTAGTTCTTCGTCAGAGCAACGGCCACCGCAAGTATCATCGCCCATCATTTTGCAGATAGCGCCTTTCAGAGCTTCGGCTAAATCGTTAGCCTCTTCGATCTTTAAGAAACATCCGATCTTCTTATCGTTGACCACTAAAGCAAGCTCAATCGCGCCATAATCTTTATCGGCTTTGATTGTGATTCCGTTAGCGCCCTTATTTTCGGCGCAAGCACCTGTTTCTTGTGTCATGGTTTTTTATCCTCTTGGGGGGTTGTTACTATAGCAAATACCTTTTTATCTTCTGCAAAGGCAAAGAGAATTTCTTGAAAAGCTTTGTCTCTTTCGCCGGCAGTCTTAAAGGGAAAAAAGTTTAATTCTTTATCGGGTACGATGGAAGCCGTATCCGTAAACATTATGTAATATAATTCTTCGTCGCATCCTTCGATAGTATCAGTCTTCCAAAAGGAATGAACTGTATCGAGGTTTATCACTACGTTTTTGTAAACTATTAGCATTTTAGACCTCTTTTCTTCTTAGGAATTAGGATTGGCGCCGTGATTACTTGATATTTTGATAGGTCAGAATCAAGATAGCAAGTCGTTAATCCTTGGCTAATCGACTGTAAAATCGAAAGAAAAGCTAAATCGCGATCATATTTTGAAGGGAAATCTATCACCATTTCTTTTGATTTAACAAATGAAAATAATAGCGAATAAGGCTCCGTAGTCTCGCCTAATTTCTGTATTCTTTCTACGTTTTCACTATTAATTATTACTTCGTCTTTTATGATAAACATTAGTCCTCAATCAATCGAATGGTTACGACCACTTTAGCGCCGAGTGTGTCGCCTCCGAAGTTCTTTGTTGCCTTGGAGACTAGCCTATCAATCTCACTGTCTGTAAAGTCAGCTACTACGCTATGACTATAGACGGTCGTCTTCTCTGTCATTGTCTTGTGTTGGTCTTTCACCTTTACCGTAATCTCGCACGCCATTTGTTTTCTCCTGCACTTTCATAATTCGCATACTCTTTCATTTTGCGAGTAAAATCTAACTATCTCATGGAAATCGTCTAACATTTCTTTTTGTGTTGAGTACTCTAACTCATTCCAGTAACTACACGATCCTTGCTCTGATAGCATATTCATGCAAAAAATGATCTTATTAGTATCTGGCTCACAATAAAAGTCCGTGCAATTGTTAAGGTTGATAGCTAAACAATCTCTGACCACTAGCATTTGACAACCTCGATATTTATAGGGTATAGCTCTTCGACTTGTTTCTTTTTCATAATGAATAAGGGTGTCGACATACCCTTTACGTCGACAAAAGCAACTGACCCATCAGCATAAAAAACCTGAAAGTCGACAAAGTATTTAGTATTTCCCGGCAGATCGAAGGGGACTTGCCTAAGAAAGAAAACGACATCACCGTTTTTCTGTAAAGCTTGCAGCTTGAAATAGTAGCTTCGTTCTGCTTTTGATCCGAACTTGATCGAATCGGCCTCGCATCTCTTGGCTGAAAACTTATGCTTCTTTCGCTTGCTGACTTGGCAGGCAACGCAGCAAAAGACTCGGTTGACTCCTTTCTCTAATGTCAAACACGGGCTTCCCGTATTAGAGTCAAAGACGAATGGATTCTTGCAAGCATAGCATGTGTAATCAAGTTTCAATGTAAAACCGCTTTACATGTAAAGTTTAGGCGCCGGTAAAAGGCACTTGCTGAACTTCACGATTAATAAATTCAGGATAAAATAAAGGGATAGCCTGCAACCAGTCGTAAGATTCTTGCTGATTAAGCGTGACGCTTACGATCTTTCGGTACGCAGTGCAACCGTTTAAGTAATTTTCAATGAGTACGTAGCAAAACATGTCCCCTTCTCCTCTGTTAAGTTAAGCCCACTGTATCCCTTTCTAAATTATTTTTGGAATAATTAGAAAAGAACCAATCAAAAAAGTCCTGCTTAATGCAAATAACCTTTTTCCCTATCTTTACGAATGGTGGCCCTTGGCCTTTTTTCCTCATCCGATAGATCGTTTCTTTGTGAATGCCTAAAATAGAAGCGACGTCCTTGTCGCTCAACGTTGGATTAGGAAACAGTGTATTGACGTTATCAATAAATGTTTCTTGGATCATCCTTACCTCTTCAACTACTTTAACGGTTTTCACGGGTTTTCGTCAACATTTTTGGTTTAAGTGATCTTTCTTATTGCATATAATAATCAACGTTTGTTAATATTTAGACATAAACAAACATAGACCAAGGAAAAACAATGAAAGCTCTAATCGAAAAATCTTACGAAATGGGAAAAGAAGCAGTAGGAAAATTCATTTGCGCACCTGCTGCGAATGCTGAATTTATGGGAATTGTCCCAAATTGTCCCGTTGGTGACGATAAAGGGTGCAAGTTAAGAATCAAAATGTACAACGCCTATATCAAAGGTTGGACAATCAAAACATTAAGCCAATGTGAGGCATAAAATGACAGAGATTGAAGGAATGGAACTACCGGAGGGCGCTAGCCCTTCACCTTCTCAAGACATAAGAACACTGCTGCATAACGGAAAGATTATGCAATATTGCGCAGTCATGCAAAGAAAGCTGAATGCAATCCATATCCTGCGTTCTGACGGGATTATCTCCGATAAAGAGTATTACATACTAAGGCATCGCATTATGCGAGCAGCGAACGAAATAGGCCCCTTAAAGATGGAGAATGACCAATGATCGAAACCATTAGCTATAAAGAAAGACAAGACATAGAACGAATGATTAAAGAAGGCCATCCCGGAAGCATGATCGCAGCTTTCTTAGGTCGATCACGCAACGGGATCAATACCGAGATAAGAAAGAACGGAGGACGCGAAACCTATAACGCTCGCGAAGCTCAAAAAAGATCCGATTCAGTAAGGGAGATTCAGAATAGGGCAGTCAGTGAAAAGCTCAAAGGTAGACCCGATTCTTTCGGTATGCACTCTAGGATTATCGCCCTAGAGCAAGCTTTAATCTCTCTTAGCCTAGAAGTAGAGAAGCTTAAAAAGAATAGGGTAGTCGTGGAAAAATAGGGTACTGAGTACCCTTTTCATTAGGGTGGTTTCAGTTGACCTTGCACCTGAATGAATCACAAATAAAAGCATTTCATCATAAAATATTGCTAACCACAACAAAAGGTTAGCAATGACAAGATATATTCCACTTCCAAAATGGAATCAATTTCATCAATGGCCACCGATCGGAGGTCTAAGGCATTTAGTCTATGAAAGGGAAAAAAACGGATTCGATAAAGTTCTAAAGCGTCCAAGTCGTGTATGGTTAATCGACGAAGACGCTTTTTTTGAATGGCTCAAGGAAAGAGAATTCAAATGGAAAGAAAAGCCAATGTAAAGCGGTTTTACATCTTCCTTTCACACGGGAGGCTTTCAGGCACGAATAAATGAAAGTCTCTCGCCTCTCGATCATTTATGAATACACCGCTAACGATCGTTGCGTTTCCTGTAGCGTGATATTCCGGGTTGTCTTGAACTTCTCTTATAGCTTTGGCTACCGCGTCTTGTTGTGACTCTGCTTCCACTTCAACAGTGAAAAAGCTTTGAGCTGCGACGTTTACTTTCCATTTTGGATACTTAGGCATTGTTCCCCTAGTTTGAATTAAACAGCCATCCTATGAGAAGAACAAGCATAGCAATGATAAAATACCACGCGTTAGGGGGCATTCTACCACTGCTAATACATTCCATAATCACCTTACGGTTTCGTCTTCTCGATAATTCGATTCAAGCCTCTTACGAGCCTGATCGCGTTTATTTTCTGGCGTGTGCTTAGGCGTTTCCATCCGAGGACAATTTTTATCAATGTCCGGCATAGGCTGAATAATTTCAGACAATACGGCCTCATTAATTTCCTCTAATCGAATTTCACGCATAAACTAACCTTCTAAAATAAAGTTTTATCTGTCAATCAAAAGGGTGGATTGTCCCACTCGCTAGGTTGCCCGGTTGGTGGCAAAAAGCTCTGCTGTTGAGGTTGCGCTTGTTGTTGGTAATTCGGGTTAGGTTGCCCTTGATTATGCGACTGTGGCGCATTGTATTGCGTTTGCGGAGCATATTGCTGAGCTTGAGGCTGCGGAGCAAATACCGAACCTTGCTTTTGAGCTAAAATAGGCTCGACGTTAGCTAAAATGAATTCCTTCATCTCATCACGATCGAAGCTTGAATCAAGTTGAAACCATTCCTCATAGTTATCTTTCCCGTCACGCTTAACGCCAATCTTTGCAGAGCCGGCAGCGACCCAATAGCCTGAACCATCGTTCGACTGCATTACCTTGTAACGCAATATGATCTTGCCAAGCCATCGAACAATAGCTATCCCTAAATGCTTCTCACCTTGTACGGGTACGTACTTGAGAAATTGCTTATCTTGATTCATCGAGTATCCTTATCTTGTAAATTTTGCTACCATACCGCGCACATGCTCGATATGGTATGCGATCATTATACGTCATCATTCGTCAACATTCAACAACTTTCGCGGTTTTCGGCAACATTTATGTGCCGAAGTTTCCATGTAAACTCATGTAAAGTCCGCCTAAGCAATCTCTAAATGACGAAGCATCCATATTGAGGCTAATGTCTTTTGCTGAATTATTCCTATCAATAACATATTTGTCCTTAATTTCTAAAGTTCCCCATTGAAGTTCTTTTGAAAACTTTCTTGCGTAAGCTGCGTTAAGGTCTGAATTCGTTCCCCTGCAATCGTGTTCGTTATTCAAAAGGTGACGATAGAAAGCAATTTTAGACTTTTTGATCTTCAACTTTGGATCTTCAAGCTTGTGAATGAAGTGCGCGTATGTGTCTTCAAGCTTCTTACGTGTGAAAGTGTGAGCTAAGACGGATAAGACTTCATCATCGATAACGCCTTTCTCATTGGTTAGATCAAGTCCTAGAAGCCATTGAAAAGTTTCCTCTTGAGCTTCAGGTCGCTTATGTCTTCGACCTCTAACATCAGGGTCTTGTTTTCCTTGCGAAGCTGCCAATGCCTTAGAAGATGAAATTGAAGAAGGCAATGCCTTCATAGCCTTTGGTTTATTAGGCATTGGTTTATTAGGCATTGGTAGTGGCTGGATTACCGGGCCCGGGTTTACCGGCGACGGATTTTCCCTTTCCGGTTGGGAGGCTTGTACTGGTAATGCTTTGTGAAATTCCCTTTCTTTCTCAGTTGTTTTCTTTCGGCTCTTAGGTAGCTCCCAAACAGGATTTTTAAATTTTTTCTTGAAGCTCACCTTATAGATAAAGTGTCCCCATTCTCCTTTATTTCGAACCTGTGTTCTTGTAATGAATCCTAAATTATAAAGTTCTCTAATCGCACGTGTCATTTTGTCTTTACCCCATCCAAGAAGGTGAGCAGTAAAACGACCGTAGACTTTCCATGTATCAGAATTTGAGTGAAGGTGAACGAGTAGCCGATAAGCTGCGTCGCTTATTGTGCTGTCATTGGTGATAGAGTCGAAGACTAAAACATATCCGTCTTTGTAGTCTTCTTCGTCTAACTCGAAATGTGTTTCAGACATAATTTCCTTAGAAGGTTAAAAGTTTTTTTTTAACCGCTTGGAACTGCCTTAAACTGATTTAGACTCTTGCTCGAAATGGTAACATTGAGCTATACTTTAAGCACATTACATGGTAAAATATGCTTAGTCTTTGAGAGTCTAACCCGGCGTTCATTCCATGCGGTTAGTTCAATCCGTTTCACTGGCTGGTAACCGGTGAAACAAATTCGGCTTTCATTCGAAAGCGTGCTATCAGAATACATCACTTAGGACTATAAGGGAAGTACTTTGACAGCGCGCTTTCATGAAAGCTTGAATTAGTTTTCACAAGATTTGAGCCATTCCGTTTCGTTGATTTCCTTAATACATCTTTTGAATGCTTTAGGCGTAATATCTAAATATTCACACACGAATTTTTCGATTGCCTTTTCGGGAATTTGCTCGACGTCGTAATATTGCTGAGCAGATAAGATAGCCACAATGATTAGCCTAGCCTTTATGCTTAGCCGAGTATCCGTGACTAGTCCATCGGGTATTTTTACACTACCGTCTTGAAACCTTTCTTTCCCCGGAATATCGGAACCTAAAATTAATTCATTCATTTTTTATATACTCTCTTTGAAATTTATTTTTCTATATGGATTTCTCATTTCTTATGCCCCCCGAATAAATCATATAACTCCGGGCATGGATAAGCCTTGATTAGGGCTTCTCTTATCAGGTCGTTAGGCTGCACAATTCCGCCGGATTGAGTGCTTGCTAATAGAGCTTGCTTCTGAATGTAATCATAGTGCCTCTGCTCTAGAGTAATGCAAAGAGTCTTAGGATTCTTTATGCGTTTTTTCTTGGTGACTTTACCGGGTGGCCGTTCATCTGTAACGCGAGGGCGCCCCTGCCGGACATACCCCCACTTGCAATTATGCTTACAGAAATGAATCTTCTTATCTATGCGAATGAGGGCGTTACAGTTCTCCGGCATCTCACCCATATCTTGAAGAAACGGAATAAAATCTGTCCATAGCAGATCGAAAGTTATTCCCTTCGCCCCGTGATTCCTGTAACCGGGATAGTTCTTCTGCTGGCAGTTCTGCTTCATCCTCCACCATGCTTGATATTCTCTCGAAGTGCTGTTCGCGTGCGTCGTCATCTTTTGACCTCAAGTCTGTTCTTACCGGCCAAGCACGGACAAGGGATCGACTAATTTGATCCTCTACCTTCATTCCGTGTCGTTCCGCTCGGTCTTTTATTATTATGTAATTCTCAATCGGTAGCGTAACTGATACCGTTGCATAGGTAATATTCTTCTGAATAGACGGCATAAGCGTTTGCTCATGATTTAAAGGATTCAAAGGGTGATCCTTATTTGCATGTATTCGAGCGTGACAATTCGGACAAACCCACATGACATTAAGGGGATCGCCGTAGTTAGTATGGTGTGCCTGCATTGCTTCATGCTGACAGGAACAATTTTCGCAAATGTCCGGGCGAACTAATTCACCAGCTTCAACCGCATAAAATACGGCCAAGCGAGCAGAGCGCTTAACTCTGTAGTCGTAAAGATCATTCGGATCGATGGTAAAAGTAGTTGTTTTCATTTTAAAACCTTAATTAATCCTAATTCATATATTGCATAATATAAAAAAACATGTCTGTGGAAGCTGTTCACAAACGATGAATTCCTACAGGGTGAGACTCCGGAACGACTAGGCGATCCGTTGCCTCTTCGATCCGTTTTGCAATTTTCGGATCGATTGGAATATTTCTTTTAACTTTCCAAATGACTTGCCTTGAGCAATCGATTAAAGTAGCGAAAGAGTTGGTTGTCATATTTTTTTGCCGAAGCCAACATTCTAAATTTACCATGCTTACGTCTCCGTTTTGCATCCAGCATAACAGAATAATGAGATAATGTAAATATGTGATTGCGTTTTAATCTGATTATTCGGTATAGTGTTGAGCAGGAGGCGTAGAATGATATACGATGTTCGATTAAGAGAAATCCTGATACACGAGTTTCAGGTTGAAAACGAAGATTTGAAGGGTGCTTTTCTCACTGCAATGAAAAAAGCACATAGCAAGAAATTCAAGTCAACGCCTATACGAAGATATTTTGAATTAGAATCACTTAACCAAGGAAAAACCGATGAGTTTACCCCTGCTTCAAAGTCCAGTAAGAGAACCGATCGAATTTATGCAAAGAGAAAGGATCGTTAGACTCGATCAATACTATAGTCGGCCAATGCCTGAGAAACGAGGGCCGGTTAAAGTAGAGTTCAAAAAGATGATGTACGCGATGCCTTTTCTATGGTTGTCCGGAGTTTTTACAGGAATTGGCATAATGTTAATGGCCTAAGACTATAAAAACAAGGAGATTCCTAGATGAGTAGATGGAAGTTTACCAAGAATGAGCTAGCAGAAATCGAGGCGCTCGACCTGAAAGCTTTTCTTGTCGGCTATGAAATACGCGTGGCGGAAATGCTAACGCAGCTTTCGAAGATCGTAGAAAACTCTTGTACTCATAAATTACCTCTGACGCAGCGGTCTTTATATATCCTGCGTCAGCTAAGTATCAACGTTGACCACTTAAACTTGATCTATCGGCGTAAGAGCATAGAATTTATGAAACAAGAGCAAAAGGAAAAAGAAAATGCTGACTGAGCATGAAGAAAAATATCAAAAGAAATTCGTGGAAAGCGCGGAAGCTATCAAAAAAGCTATGACCGAAAGCATTCAAGAAAATCTAGATGCAGATCTGACAAGCTCCGATCAAATGGGCTGCTGCATTATCGCATTGACAATCTTGATTCAAGACCTCTCGGATACTGTAGCTAGTGGAACTGAAACAACATTCACCTTCGATCACATGATAAGAAATATCGTAGGCATGAAAAAACATTTAGATTCGGGTAAATAATGGATCATTTTCGGATAAAAACGGCACACTTGCAAGCTATGCAAGCTTGGCGTCGAGCAGGCAAAAGCTTGCAAGATTACAACGCTTGCATGAGTCTGCGAATGAAAGAAGCAGCTCGGAAGCCTAAGCCGGCTTTGTCCGAAGAAATCCAAGCAGCCATGACGTTTAAGGAAAATAAACGAAAAGGCTGGAAATCAGTGATAAGGGATAAAAGATTATGAAAATTACAGGGTTAGAAGATATTCCGGTGTATTTAGCTATCATTGCTTTTACACTTATCTTCTCTTTCTTCACTTCGAAAAGGATATTTCACGAACTAGATATGTGTGAAATCAAGTACTCAAACAAACTCAAAAAAAGGTCAATATGGTTAATTTTCTCAAGCCTCACCTCTATAATAATTTGGTGGCGTGTCTTACAACAGTTGCTTTCACTACTGCAATCTTAGTCCCTCCGCCCGTCCATGCTGCCGGGGTGAACATTGACTTAAGAGCGATCAACTTCGGGATCAAGATGGAGAAGATCGTTGAGAAGGTAAAGAAGTGCATAGATAAAGGCGAAACGAATAAAATCGTAGGCTACATGTTTGAGATCAAAGAGGAGGTGCAGCAATACACCGGCCAAAAGATCGACATGAATAAATATATCGATCAAGTCCAACGCGAAGCGAAAGCCAAGGGACAAAAGATCGATGACGCCTATATCAAGCAAATTAAGAAATGGTTTGGAAAGACAGATAAAAAGCATAAGCATAGGGCTGTTTGGTTTGCCAATTGCGCCGAAGTTGATATTCCATATTCTACTTTTGAAGCGGACTACAATTTCGATATGAATTTCGCTATGGCTAAGGCTGCTCACGGTGGTGACAAAGAAATCGACGTGCCTATTACTATTACGGTAGGTGTGACTTTAAGCTTGGCCGGCCTCTTTTTGATGTTCGTACCTATCCCTTTATGTCAAACTGTAGGTTGGTACGTCATGGATACAGGAATCGGAATACTAGGAAGCCATGCCCTCGGAAAATGGCAAGAATACGAAGACAAAAAATAAGGGGAAATAATGGATACACAAGTTTTTAAAATCATGATGGTATATAAAGACGGAACACAATCGC